ATGCTGAGCGTCCGCGGCGATATTGCCTGCCTGTATCCCAACATCCGTCACGCCTGCCACGCCTGGCACCGGCTGCGCCTGGCCGCCGCGTGGGAGCGTATCAACGAGGGCTCGAGATGACCGTTTTGACGATCCGCCTGGATGATCTGCACCAGCTGGCCGGGCTGCTGCCCGAGGCCACCCCGCCCCGGATGGTGGCCGAGGTCGCGCAATGGGCGGTTGAGCTGTCTGAGGTCAAGGCGGGCTGCGACCTGATCGGTGACGACTGTTTCGCCGCGCGCGTGATCGGGGATTTCGAGGTCGTCGAGGATGACACGCCCGAGCGCCCAGCACCTGCAGCCGCAGCCGTCGACATCGACCCTAGGCTGCTGCCGGAGCCGGAGCCAGCCGCCGAGCGGGTGGAAGTCGCGCAGGAGCCCGTGGTCGCACGCCCCTGGACGCCTGCAGAGGATGAAACCCTGCTATCGATGTTCGCCAGCGGCGCGAAGCTGGGGGATATCGCCGAAGCCTTGGGCCGCACCGAGATCGGCGTGAATACGCGCCGGCAGCGGCTGCTGCCGACCGATCCGCGCGCCAATATCCCGCAGCGGGCACGGCCCTGGACCGAGGCCGAGGACGAGACCCTGCTGGCGATGTATCAGTCAGGCGCGCGGTTGGGCGAGATCGCCGAAGCGGTCGGGCGCACGGTCCGTGCGGTGGATGTCCGGCGGCACCGGCTGGCAAGGACGGATCCGCGCGCGACCCCCGCAGTCAAGGGCAGCGCGGTCGCTGCATCAACTGAGACCGCAAAGCGCCGGCGGGTGAAGCCCCGCAAGGCCAGGCCCCCACAAACGGCGGCCGCGTCCGCGGTCCCGGACGGTGTGGCCCAGCTGGTGGCCCGCATGGCCGAGCTCGATGACAATTTCGAGCCGGGTGACGACGAGCTGCTGGTGCGCCAGCGATATCTGGGGGTGGGATTTGCCGATATCGCAGCCGAGCTGGGCTGTGACGAGGACACGGCCAGGTCGCGGTGGCGCGCGATCCTGAAATGCGGCGTCAAGCATGCCGGCGCCATCGTGACGGAAAAAGGCTGGGACGAGCTGCGCGCCGCGGTCGCGCAGCGGGCGGCCGAGGTCGAGGGCTGACCCTGTGTCCACCGCCGACGATCTCCGCCTGCAACAGGCCCATGCGATCCCGATTGCCGAGGTCGCTGACCGGCTGGGCATCGCCGGGTTGCAGCGCACCGGCGGCGAGCTGGTCGGCCCCTGCCCTCGTTGCGGCGGCAAGGATCGCTTCGGGCTCAACCTGACCTCGGGGGTGTTCCAGTGCCGCAAGGATTGCGGCGCCAACAGCCGCGGCGACCAGGTGTCGCTGGTCCGGTTTGTGCTGGACATGAGTTTTCCGCAGGCGCTGGAATGGCTGGTCGGCCCACCCGAGGAACTGACCCCGGCCCAGCGGCGCGAGATCGAGCAGCGCGCCGAGCGCAACCGCCGCCGCCGGGCAGCCGCCGAAGCACATCAGCGCCAGCAGGCCATCGCCGCCGCGCGCAGCATCTGGTCCCGGTCGGTCCCGGCCGAAGGCACGCTGGTGCGCGACTATCTGACCCGCCGGGCGATCACCGCCCAGCTGCTGCCGGTCATGCCCGGATGCCTGCGCTACATGGTCGATTGCGCCTATACCGTCCCGGACGAGGATCAGCGCGGCAAATGGCGGGTGATCCACCGCGGCCCGGCGATGATCGCTGCGGTGCAGGCCCCGGACCGGCAGCTGGCCGCGGTGCATCGGACCTGGCTGGATCTGGATCAGCCATCGGGCAAGGCGGTAATCACCGATCCGCTGGGGCGGCGCACCGATCTGCCCGCCAAAAAGGTGCTGGGGTCCAAAAAGGGCGGAGCGATCCGCCTGCGCAGCCCGGCCAACGCCACCACCATGATCATGGGCGAGGGGATCGAGACGACGTTGTCGGCGCTCGCCGGTGCCAATGTCCACCCGGGCGCCGCCTATTGGGCCGGAGTGGACCTGGGCAACATGGCCGGCCGACGCAAACTCGGCCCTAGGATGAAATATGCCGGCCTGCCCGACCTGGACGATGCCGAGGCCTTTGTGCCCCCACCCCAGATCGAGCGTCTGATCTTTATCCAGGACGGCGACAGCGAGCCAAAGCTGACCCGCGCCATGCTCGAATCCGGGCTGCGCAGGGCCATGGCGCTGCGATCAGGCCTGCAGGCCTCGATCGTATTCCCGGGAGCGGGTCGCGATCTGAACGATGTATTGAGGGGTGAATAATTTGCAGTCCCGATCTGAAATCCTCGACGAGGCCAAGCGCATCGTCACCCGCGACCGCAACAACACCTATGGCGAACCCGAGGCGCTGTTTGCGGCGATCTCGCTGGCTTGGGACGCGTTGGACATGGCGCGAGGCGACAGGGCGCATGATGCGCGCGACGTGGCGCTGAAATTTGCAGTGTTCAAGGCGGTGCGCGCTTCGGCCTGCCCCGCACATCTGGACAGCTTTGTCGATGGCGCGGGCTATTTTGCCTGCGGTGGCGAGATCGCGGCCGCAGTGTCCGGGACATAGCCATGACCGAACAGAGCGCGGCCGAGGCCGCCATCCAGATCATGCAGCAGGCCGAGCCGGTCGAGCTGCCCGAGGGCATGACGCCGGACGATGGTGCAGGCGATCCGCCCCCCGCAGAACTGCCGCCACTGGACAGCTACGCCGACGGCCCACCCGGTGGTGATGCGCCCCCCGCGCCCCCCGATTCAGGGGATGACCCGTTCCGGGACTGCGCCGGATATCAACTCAACGACTTCGGAAACGGACGCCGGTTCGTGCGCCACCACGGCCAGGATGTGATGCAGGTCCCACGCATGGGATTTTACGTCTGGACAGGCTCGGTCTGGCGGCGCGATCCCGACGAAATCGAGGTCCGCAAGCTGGCGCAGGACCTAGGCGAAAAGATCGAGCAAGAAATCCCGCATCTGGCGCTCGAAGAGTGGCAGATGAAGATCCTGACCGAAGGCCAGGCCTTGAAGCGCCGCGCGCGCGAGCTCGAGCGGGCGGCCGAGGGCGGCGGGGTCGATGCGGATGCCGCCCGGGATGAGCTGGCGCGACTGGACGGGCAGCTGGCCCGCCTGGCCGGAATCGAAAAGCTGATGAACAGCGTCCGCAAGGATCATCACGGCTGGGCGAAAACCAGCGGTAACAGCGGGCGGATCGACGCGATGCTGAAGGAGGCCTCGCCCCGGATCGCTCGCGCCCATGACCAGCTGGATGCAGCGCCGCTGGATGTGGCCTGCCTCAACGGGGTGCTGCGCTTTGCCGTGGATCGAGACGATCCCGCAGCCGGCTATATCGGTGCCGGCGCCTCGCTCCAGCTGGTGCCGCATGACCGCGCCCAGCTGATCACCAAGCAGATGCCAGTGGTCTATGACCCAGCTGCCACCGCGCCACGATTCGACGCGTTTCTGCGACGCGTGCTGCCTGATCAGGAGATCCGGGAATTCATCCAGCGCTGGTTCGGGCTGTCCATGACCGCGCTGACCGGCGAGCAAAAGCTGGTGTTTCTTCATGGGATGGGTGCCAACGGCAAGTCGGTGCTGGTCGACGTGCTTGCCAAGATCCTGGGCGACTATTCCGCCACCGCCAAGATCGAGACCCTGACCGGCCAGGGCAAGCGCGACGGCGCCGCGGCCACCCCGGACCTGATTCCGCTCATGGGCGCCAGGTCGGTGCGCGCGGCCGAGCCCGAGGAGGGCGAGCGGTTCCGGGAGGCCCTGATCAAGGAGCTGACAGGAGGCGAGCCGATCAACGTCCGCCCCAACTACGGCGAGTTCATCACGGTGCTGCCGGTATTCAAGCTGACGATCAGCGGCAACCACAAGCCCGAGATCAGGGGCCGTGATGACGGCATCTGGAGGCGATTCCTTCTGGTGCCGTTCGATGTGACGATTCCCCCTGCCGAGCGAGACCCCGATCTTGGCGCGAAGCTGTTCGAGGAGCGGGCGGGGATCCTCAACTGGCTGATCGAGGGGCTGCTGTCCTATCTCGATGGCGGCCTGCGCGAGCCCGAAGCGGTCGCCACGGCCACGCAGGAATATCGCGAGGAAAGCGACCCGCTGGGGCATTTCCTGGAAAATGCCTGCGTGATCAGCGGCCAGCCCGAAGACAGCGAGTTCGTGCGCGACCTCGTCCAGGCGTTCCAGTTCTGGCAGGACGAACAGGGCGGCGCCGTCTGGCAACCGGGCACGATCCAGCGCCAGCTGAAAGACAAGATGCGACGATGGGTCAGCCCAAGCACGGGCAAGAAATTCACCCCGCGCAAGTCCAACGGCGTCATGCGCTATGACGGCATCCGCTTCAACGACGTGTTCGGGCCGCGCTTTCGATCTGCGCCTCGCGACAACCAAGGGCGGCCGCTCGCGGGCAGATCAACGGATGACCCGGGCGTGGCTGACCGCTCTCATGTGCGGGATTTCAGCGATGATTTCTGACCCCCGCACCCCCTTTAGGTCAGGACAGCAGGGACTATCTGCGTCCCTCGGGGAGGCTGGGGACTGTCGAGCATCCCCAGCTTTTCTGCGCATCTTCAAGGGGTTCGGGGGTTCAGGGAGTGCAGGGAGGCAATTTCCCCCCTTCACACGTGCGCGTATAATCCAAGGGTCCGGGATGGCGATTGCTCTTATGCGTAGCGTGGCTTTTGCCTCCCTGCGCTCCCTGCCCCATCCATCCCGTTGGTTTCATTGTCGATTATGCGGCTTGTGATCTTCCCTCAATCCTCCCTGTCCATCCTCAATCCTCCCTATTCTCCCTTTCCAGAAACAACGAAAAACAACAGGTAGTGTGACAGTGAAGGCGGAACGCAATATCTTGAAGCCAGCGCCCGGGAAGCCGGGACAGGCGGGCCGTGATCTGGATGCAGAGCGCCAGCGGCTGGCCGCGATCATCGCCGCAGCCACGCCGCCCGCTGAATGCGGCCCGGACATCGTCCCGGCCCCGGCCCGCGGCCCCTGCGTGCTGGTCCCGCATATCGCCATGGTCCCTAACGGTGCCAACGCCCGCGGCGGACAGAAATGGGCCGCGGCCGCGACCGGTTACGGTCATCGCCCCAGCATCCGGCAGATGGACGTGTTTGACCGGATGGTGCTGGCCGCCAGGCGCGCGCGGCGCCCTGCCCCGCTGACCCCCGGGCAGATCGCGGTTGCCCGGCGCTATCGCGATCTGGTCGAGCGCCATGACGCGGGCGGCATCCGCTGCAGCGACCTCGACCGCGCCACCGGCGCCGGCACCGGCCGCGACTTCATGGACTCGTATCTGGCCGAGGGGCGCGAGATCGAGGCGATCCGGCGCCGGATCGGTGGCGGCGCGTCGCTGGCGATCCGCCGCATCCGCCCCTCGACCCGGGGCGGTCCGGCCCGCCGCGCCATCCTCGACCGCGCGCTGGTGGACATGGTCTGTCTGGGCGACTGCACCTTGTCCGATGTGCTGCGGGCGCATGGGTGGGCCACCAAGGGCCCGACCCGGGATGCCGTGAGAGAGGCGCTTAGCGGGGCGCTGGACCGCATGATCGGCTATTCGGGCGAAAAAACTTCTTGACCGCTTAGGTCCGCCCATGGCAAGGGAATCATTAATATCCAGAATTGCGCCCGCAGGGATCATCCCCTCGCGGGCGCTTCTCGTTGCGGGGTGCGCAATGATCTCGATCACGGTCGATGACGCCACCTTGCGGGCCAACATGCGCAAGCTGCGCGACCGAGATGTTCGGACTGCGTCCAGTTGGGCGCTGAACGATACCGCCAGCGATGTGCTCGCCCATGTACAGGCGCGGATGGACGAGGTGTTCGATCGTCCGACGCGATTCACGAAAAACGCGTTCACGATCCGCGGCGCCCGGCCCAGCAAGCTGGAAGCGCAGGTCACCGAGCGGCCATCGGTCGGAAGCCGGCATTATCTCAAGGTGCAGGAGTTCGGCGGTCTCCGGGGCCGGACCGGTCTCGAGGGGCTGCTGGATGCGCGCCTGTCCTGGGCGGGGGTGATCACCGCCGTCGCGCCAGCAGGTGGCGCCCGGCTCGATGCGCATGGCAACTGGTCGACCGGCGAGCGCAATCAGGCGCTGTCTGCCGTCCAATCGCAGCGGGATGTCCGATCGAATACCACCACGGCATCACGCAAGCGCAAGCGCCGGCGTGCCGGGTTTTTCGTGCCGCGCGAGGGGTCGCGTCTGTCGCCGGGGATCTGGAAGCGGAACCCCGACGGCTCGATCCAGAAGGTGCTGCATTTCACCAGCGCGGCGCCGGTCTATCAGCGGCGTCTCGGGTTTTTCGACGGGGCCGAGGACGTCTGGCGGCGCAACCTGCCGCTGCACCTGCGCCGGACGATCGACCGGATGGTCGCGCGGCTCGACACCCGACCCTGAAAATTGCGGGGGTCCTTCCGGGCTGCAATTGCCCGGGGGTAATTCGCGCCCCGATGGTTCAGGCGCCCTTAACATCCGGGGAAGCCTAAACCCCCGGGTTAACAACAGAAACGGAAAAGGAATGGCGGGGCTGAACACGACGGAGCTTGCGGCGCGGCTGGCCGTGTCGAAGGCGCGGGTCAGCCAGTATGTCAGCGAAGGGAAACTGGAAGGCTGCTATGTCGGAGAGGGTCGCGCGCGGCGATTCGACCTCGACAAGGTGGCCCATGCCCTGGGTCGCAAGCTGCACCCCGGGCAGATGATGGGCAATGGCGCCACCACGCGCGATGCACTGCGCCAGCTGGCCACGGATGAGGCGCCGGCGCCAAGCGCGCCCAGCTCGCCCGGGTCAAGGTTCGACGGTCAGCTGCCGGTGGCAGACAGCGACCGCTACGAAATGGCGCGGACCCTCAAGGCCGAAGAAGAAGCCCGCCGGCTGCGCCGCCAGAACATGGCCGAGGAAGGGACCTGGGTCCTGGCCGA